TAAAAGCTATTGAGTCATCTAAAAGAGAGTTTTACGCTCAGTTAGGTACTAGGTAATGGCTACTGATCCCGCTTTAAGAATAGATATAGCCTCAGTTTTTACAGGTAAAAAAGCCTTTAAGCAAGCTGATACCGCAGTGCAAAAGTTAATGAAAAATACTAAAAAGTTAGCAGGTGTAATAGGCGTAGCTTATGGTACCCGCGCCCTTGTTCAATATAGCAAGGCCTCAATGGCAGAGGCATCGGCGGATCAAAAGGCACAAAAGATATTGGCTAATAATCTAAAAAATGTAGGCCTTGCCTATGCCTCGGTAGATGCCGAAAGCTTTATACAGTCAATGGAAAAGCAAACGGCCATCCTTGATGATAATTTAAGGCCTGCCTATTCTCAGTTAGCCCAGGTAACAGGATCAGTTACAAAGACCCAGGACCTAATGGGCTTGGCCTTTGATGTATCAAGTGGTAGCGGCTTAGACTATGCCTCTACTGTAGATATTTTAAGTCAGGCCTATGTAGGCAACACAAAAGGATTGAAGCAACTTAATCTAGGACTAACTCAGGCCGAGCTAAAGGCTATGAATTTTGATGAGATACAAACAAAACTACGGCAAAACTTTGCAGGCGCAGGAGGCATAGCCCTAAATACTTATGCAGGATCAATGGCCCGTCTAGGCGTTGCTACATCTAACGCTAGCGAAACCATAGGTATAGCCCTTTTAGATGCTGTAATTAAGGTAAGTGGTAGCCAGGGTATAGATGGACTCATAAGCAAGATAGATACGCTAGCTAGTGGTATTGCCTCAGTAGTAACACAAATAGGCAATATGGTAGGTGCGCTCAATGGCAGCGAGGTACAAAAGGCTTTTAGCCCTGGATTTATGGTTAGCGGTGGTCGAGCAGGTAGTTTTAGAGTAGGCCCTACAGGCGCAGGCAATATGGCTATGAGTACACAGAGCCAAGACTTACAAAAGTCAGCGATGGCTGCACAAAAGAAAGCCGAGCTAGATGCAATAAAGCGTAACAAAGAATTAGCCAAATTAGGCAAAGCGCAAGCCGCTGCAGCTGTAGCTACAGCAAAGGCTAAGAAAGACCAGGCAGCACTCGATAAGGCAGCTCTAGCCCTTGCTAAGGGCGTAGATGTCTTCGATATGGATAAGATACAACTTAACGCCGCTATTCTTAGCTCAACTCAGGCGTTAGGTAAAGCTACCTCACAGACTCAGCTACTTAGTATTGCTAACGATCTAGTACGCCTAACTATTAAGCAAGATATGTTAGTCCTAGAGGATGCCATAGCGGCTAAAGATGTCGAGGGTGCAACGGCAGCGGCTAAAAAACTTAACACAGATATAGCCATACTTGGTACTTTGAGTAATCAATCCTTAAAGCTAGCCAATATAAAAACCATTATTGAGAGTATTTTGCCTAAGAGTTTAATAGACCTGGCTAACCTCGATGCAGCTATAGCAAAGATTATTGAGATGAATCGCCTAGCAGGCTTAAAAATAATTGTGCCTTTTGTGCCTGAGGTAATAACACCGCTTGTGCCAAAAGTAATAACACCGCCAGGTAAAGGCCCTTTCGGTGGAGAATCAGGGTTCACACCTGAACCTTTTATCCCGCCAATTTCAGGCAGCGGCGCACCTTTCGGTGGAGAATCAGGTTTTACACCTTTTACTGATTTTTATGATGATATTATAGGCAGCGGCGCACCTTTCGGTGGAGAATCAGGGTTCACACCTACTGCGACAACAGTAAATATAAGCGCTGGGGTTATAGCTAGCCCCGATGAGTTTGCCCGTATGGTGCAAAAGGCTGTACAAAATGCTAACCGTTTTGGCAATAACCTAGACTATGCAGGCGGCCTATAGTGACTATCCCAGTAGTTAATGCTTTTATTAACTTTAGTACAGGGCCTAGCTTTGCTCAAGCGATGATATTAGACCAGGGGCTATTAGATACTAATATTTTGGCCGATGCTGTAGCAGTTATTGTGGATGTATCAGATCAAATAGATTACATAACCACTAATCGAGGCAGACAGGCAGAGGCCGATCAGTTTCAGACTGGCACTCTATCGCTGCGTATTGTGGATCAGTCGGGTGACTTCAATAGCCAAAACCCAAATTCTCCGTATGCGGGCCTACTTAGCCCTATGCGTAAAATACAGATAACTGCCACTTATGCCTCAGTTACCTATCCAATCTTCAGTGGATTTATTACCAGCTACTCTACAACTACCCCGCAAAATGCAAGCGATGTAGTTTACACGGTTTTAACCGCCGTGGACGCTTTTAGGCTCGCTCAAAATGCTCAGATAGCTACGGTGGCAGGCACTAGCGCAGGCCAGCTATCAGGGGCGCGTATAAACAATTTACTCGATGCTATTGACTGGCCTGCCTCTATGAGGTCAATTTCACAGGGGCTCACAACGGTTCAGGCTGATCCTGGTAGTCAAAGAACTGCCCTCAACGCGATGCAGGTTATAGAAACCAGCGAGTACGGTTCTTTATATGTAGATGCCGCAGGCAGTTTTATCTTTCTTGACCGATCTATTACGTCTAGCTCAGTAGCAGGCACCCCTACATTATTCAACGATAACGGCACAGATATTGCCTATAATAACGCGGTATGGATACTTAACGATGTCCTAGTCTATAATCAGGCAAACGTGACCCGCAGCGGTGGCAGCGTACAGACAGCTATAGATCAGCCCAGCATAGATAAATACTTTTTACACAGCTATAACCAGCAAAATCTACTTATGCAGACCGACCAGGTCGCGCTTGAATATGCTCAGGCCTATGTAGCCTCACGGGCAGAGACTACCGTACGATGCGATGCTATAACCCTTGACCTATACACAGATAACTACAACACGGGCATTATTGCAGCCCTTAGCCTTGACTTTTTTGATCCTGTTACTATAACCACTAACCAGCCTGGAGCCTCAACCTTAACTAAAACTTTACAGATTTTTGGGGTGTCTATGAGCATAAGCCCTAACCTATGGAAGGTAACCTTTACTACATTGGAGCCTATAATTGAAGCGTTTATTTTGGACTATTCAGAGCTCGATACAGGCGTATTGAGTTATTAAGGAGATGAGATAATGGCAGCTGGGTTAGGATTTAAGACTTTTACAACGGGCGAGGTGCTTACGGCAGCCGATACTAACGGCTATTTAATGCAAGGGGTATTAGTCTTTGCCTCAGCTGCAGCCCGTGATGCCGCAATAACATCACCACAAGAAGGCCAGTTTGCCTATCTTAAAGATACTAATGTCACTACCTATTACACAGGCAGCGCGTGGACTAATTTAGATACTACGGGTATGACTAACCCAATGACTACTACGGGCGATATGGTTTACTCATCTAGCGGATCAACACCTGCGCGCCTCGGCATTGGCTCTACTGGCCAAGTGGTCACGGTGGCTGGTGGTGTCCCAACTTGGGCAACACCTGCTAGTGGTTCAACTTTCGTAGGTGCTAGATGTCTGATTACTACTTCAATTACTGGCGTAGCAACTAGCACGGTACAGATTATTAGTTGGACGGCAGAAGATTATGACACCGACTCTATACATAGTTTAGTAACTAACACATCAAGGCTAACAGTTCCAAGCGGCAAAGGTGGTTACTGGGGCATTAGCACTACTCAATTATGGAATAGCAGCACGGCAGGTTATCGTCAAACTGTTATTAGAAAAAATGGCACGGCGGTAGCGCTCAGTTCTAACCCAGCAGGCGCAGGCGATTATGGACTAGGTTTATGGAACGGCGTTTTAGCACTTGCAGCCGCCGATTACATCGAGATCGGTGCTTTCCAAACTAGCGGCAGCAATAGAACAATTTATGGAAACGATGCCGATACGGGCGTAACTGCAGTCAACTTCTATTACTTAGGGGCATAAGATGATTTTATTTACTAAACCAACAAACCTAAACGGCGAAGAATTGTTAGCAGAGTTAAAGGCTGGCGGTGTTAGCATCACAGGCTGGCCGCTCATTGATGGCGATGGCCTCTTTTGGCTAGATATAGCAGAGGCCGACAAAGCCAAGGCCGCGCCAATAGTTGCAGCCCATAACGGCACAACAGTTGCGCCCGATAACTCAGCGGCAAAAGCGGCATTACTAGCCAAACTTGGCATAAATGCTAATGATTTACAAACACTACTAAGCTAGGAGATAAAATGGGGCCAGTACAGTTCAGCGTAAGTAATCAAACTAAGTACGATCTAAGAGTGCAGGCATCTAACGGCGCACAAGCTGGCGCAGTATCAGGGGCTAGCACTAACCTAAGTTTTACACCCGATGACACAAATATAACTTGTGCTATGCGCTGGTATGCCGATGGCATCTGCATATTGCAGGGCAGCGTTGCCTGGTCTGCAGGAGGCTCAGGGGCCGATGATGGCTGGAGTACAAGTAATTTAATCTGTATGAACGGTCAAGCTAACGGCGTAGGCTTTAGCGGCTGTAATGAGGGCTGGGTTGAGTTGCAGCCCTATAACCTTATGGCTAATGGCGGCGAGGTTAGCGTTACCTATACCAATGCCTAAATGCTAACAAGCTATAACGGCTGGCCTGCATCTAAGGATCAAGCTGAGATAGGCATAAAGTCCTATGCCGTGCCTGGCACACTTATTAAACTGCGATGCGCCGAAAAGGTAGCACCGCTTTTAGTAGGCTTTGCTGCAGAGTTTCATAATTTAATAGAGCCATTAGATGTAGGCAGCCTCGATGACTGGGGCTACGCCTACAGAGATGTAAGAGGCGTGCCAGGTAAATTATCTAACCACGCAAGCGGCACGGCCATTGATCTAAATGCAACTAAGCACCCGCTAGGTACGGTAGGCACTTTTGAGCCAGGCAAGGTACCTATGCTTAGGGCTCTTACTAAAAAGTATGGCCTGACCTGGGGCGGGGATTACAAAGGCCGCAAGGATGAGATGCACTACGAGATAAGCATTAACGCGGCTAAAGTGGCAGCGCTAATAACTAAACTAGGGCTAGAAAAGAGCGAGTAAATGAAAGAGCAACTAAAGGCCGCTGGCCTGTCCTACCTACGCGCAGCTATATCGTGCGTGGGTGCGCTATACCTTAGCGGGATTTCAGACCCTAAAGTGCTAGCTAATGCTTTTATAGCTGGCCTACTTGGTCCACTAATCAAGGCATTACAGCCAGGCGAAAAGCAATACGGCATAGGCTCTAAATAGATGGAGGCGCAGGCGTGGGTAGCTTTAATCTTGGGGGTTTTGGCTATTCTGTCTGCGCTCTATGCAGCTCTGCGCTACCTTGTAAAGGCGATACTAGCTGAGCTACTGCCCGATAATAACGGGGGCCATAACCTGCGGGGCCGTGTGGATCGCATCGAGGTCAAGGTGGACAGGATTTACGAGCTGTTGATAGAGGCCAAACTATCTCGCTAGCGTGTCGCGTTGCTAAATGTCATACCCAGGGTTCATACTATTACTACAACGCCGAGGGGCTAACTCGGAATAGGTAGCCTAATCGGCCCGATGTTAGGGGCTAAGTATGATGATAGATGGATCGTTTATAGTGTTATGTTTTATAGGGCTT